GTGCCAGCGTACCCAGCACCTATGGTATCTATTGATATGCTACCTGAGAATGTTACGGTTGCAAGCAGGTTCCCGTTAATGAACAATCTAACGGTTGCCCCTTGCCTCGTTAGCTCGTAATGGTCAAAAACTCCAGAGCTTAGGCCGGACAAATAACTATTGATGCGATTCCATAAGTAGGCATTGCTGTAGGTAATAAGGTTTCCGGTTGTTCCATCTTCGTTCAACCTAAAAATTTGTTGGTTGCCTAAGGCCAAGCCTGCTCCAAACAGGGATTGATCTTGTGTTATATCATCAGCGCTAAACCAAGTTGCAACAGTAAAGTCTCCGTCAAGTGTAATAGCAGGGGAAAAACTAAGATAGGCATTGTCCCCGCGAAAGCTTGCGGTGCCAAACTTCTTGGTATTGGTTTTTGTAAATGCCGACCCAAAGGGTGTAATCGTTCTAGCGTATGAACTTGAATCGGTAAAGGTTGTACCATTATCCGCTCCATCCATATGGAGCAACAATAGGACTGTCCGGCCATTGCTTCTTGCCCCTGGTGTAAACGTGGTAGCCGGTGTCACCCACTGCACGCCAGGGTTGACCCCCACCCCATCCGTCCGTGATCCGGGAGTGAAAGTGGTAGCCGGTGTCACCCATGCCACCCCCGGATTGGGGCCATTATTTGCGCCGCCTGGCGTGAAAGTGGTGGACGGCGTCACCCATGCGACGCCATTGTTATACCCCTGGCCGTCCGTCCGCGCTCCAGGAACAAACTCGGTGACCGAAGTCACCCACTGAACGCCAGGATTTTGCGCAACGGTGAAAACTGAGAGCGTCCCATACGAAATCGCCACGCTCACCAGGTTCTCAACAACCGGGGTCAGGTCGTAGTTCGCCTCTACGATCCAGGCCAGCGATCGACTCACGCTTTCACGGCGCACTACCTCCGCCACCGCTCCCACCGTGTTGGCCACGGTCAGATCCGCCGCGTACACATCCCCCTCAACTCCATCCGTCCCAAAGCTGGCCCAGATATTCCCCGGCGCCATTGGATCAAAGCCGCCAGGGGCCGTAATCGTGTTTGCCAGCACGGGGCTGGTGTTGGCTGCTGGCGTCACCTCGGGCAGGTTGGCAGCAGGAACCATCATCGGGAACCAATTGGCGCCACTGGCACCGGTCGTCAACCCCGCCCCGCCATCAAGCATGGCATCGCAGCCGGCAACCAGCCCCTGGGAGTCCCATGCGTAGGTGATGCCGTTGGCCCTGAACCTGCCCACAGTGCCGGCCGCTTCCAGGTAGATGGTGCCCATCGGCTCGCTGGGAAGGTTGCGTAACTCGGTGGTCATGGTCTTGCCATTGGCCATCCCCGCCACAATCGCGTAAACAACTCTCCCGTATTCGTAGGCGGCGGCGCTGCTGAATCCATTGACAAACACCATGCCAGTATTATTGTCGCCTCCCCCTGTTGCTGGCCTTAGGTAGCTATCAGGTGCGTATTCCATCTCATAGGTGGCCGTATTCTTTGCTTCGTTTGGCGCGAACTGCAGGACAACAAACCGAGGCTTCTGGTTGGCTTCTGGTCCCGATACCGTTTGGCTGCCGTCAGCAAAAAAATCGTCTTGTTTATTGGCTAGATTCTCGTTTTGCTGGTCGATCTCCCTGGGTGGCTGCGGAACTTGCCCACGGCCAACACTGACAACCGTCTCAGTACCATTACAAACTAATGCGCTCATGCGATTGATCAGCGACATGGTAGCGCTAATCCTGACTGAATCTGAGAACCTTGTTACATTCTTCATGGTTGCGGCTGCTATTGTTTTGCCGGATGATGTCGCTCCCCACGCCTGGTAAACAGTAGTTTTTTGTACCGTTGTATCAGATTCTTTATATTCTGTCTTATCGACAATTGTCCTTCTGATCAGGAAGTTTCCCTGAGCAATGTTAATGCCATTGTAATTCTCAATTGCCAGGCCACCAGCAAAGGCGGTTAGCGGTTCATACTCGTCCGTAACCTGCCGAGTCTCGACGGGTCCGTCCTCAGTGGTTTTGTAAGACTTGGACATTCTGGTAGATCTGACCTGCAAAGCGCCTGGACTGGCGCCGCTGCCGCCCTCAAGTTTGGATTTCCACTCTGTTGCATTAACAGCGCCGCTGCATGTTGTTGTGTCTGAAGATGTCTCAAATAAAACATCCTGCTCTTGATTCTTTCCGTCTTTATCTTTGTAGTTTATCGTTCTGTAACGGCTTGTAGTTGTTGACTCAGAAACAAACCCGATAGAATCTGTAAAGCTCTGTTTAGTGCTTCCTACGGTTAATTGATATTCGATCTGATAGGTTTGCAGCGGGCTTATCGTTTTTTGAAATGTCCAGTCCCGAATGATACGCCCGCCGTTATTGTTCGCCGGGGGACTGGGCTTGTAATTGGCTGCACCCGCAACGGCGGGATAGTTGATCGTGATCTGCTCTGGCGGCGCCGGATTGCCGATCGCCTCCATCGTGATCGTATCCGCAACTGTCAAAAACGGTCCCTTACCGGCAGGTGCCAACACCCTGCGCAACCGCAACTTCTCGCCCGCATCAATGAAGCCGTAGAGGCCAGCCTCCCCTAGTATCCTGCTAGCGATTTCCAGGTAACCATCGGAAAGATCCAGGCGATCCACTGCCCGTGCCCATCCGATCGAGGGGTTGCCGGTGGCCTGGGTGATCCCGCAGCGCTCCAAACAGACGCTCAACACGCTGCTCAGGAAGCAGATATTTGGCGTTGATCCCGCTGCCGTTGGGGTGACCGGTGTCCACTGGGGGTAGTCGTTGGCGTAGTAAATCTCGGGCCGCACAAGATCCCAGGCCATCGCCAACAGGCATCCGACGGTCAGTGTGGTCTGGTTTTCGTTTGGATCGGCATCAGCCTTGATCACCCGCAGGCGGCGCGGGAACCGGGTCAACGTCCCCCCGGGCAACCGCACACCCATCAGCAGCTCGCTGCCCCTGGCCGGCTGGATGAGGCCGCTGATCACCACCTCGCCTTGTGTGCGCAGCAGGCCAACCCCAGGCTGTAGGGGGTCGGTGGATAACTGCCCCCCTACAACGGGCCCCAGGTTGCTGAACACCTGGGCGCGGACATCGATCGGCGCGGCAGGCATCAGGCAGCCCTCCGCTTGAGCTTTACGGTCACGATGTAGCGCTCGACCACCGCACCGCCGCTGACGATCTGATCGCGCTCTAGGCCCAGATCGCCCACGGGCCAGAAGTCGGAGGCGCCAGGGCGTGCGGCGATGGTGGCAGCAAACCAGGCCTTGACCGCAGTCCAGCCGGCGGAATTGGTGACCCCACGAACGGTCCGCACCTCAGATGCCACCAAAGGCCCCCGTGCCACGAACCCCCCGGTGCTAGTGGGCTCCAGGCTGGGGCCATCCTCGAAACCCTCGGGTTGATCAAGCAGCGCCAGGGTGGTGCTCCCCAGGGTGATTGAGCCGTAGGCGGGCAGGAAGGCATCACCCCCCAGGCGGGACTTCTCGTTCTGGCGTAGCACTACCGCCAGCTGTTGCGCCGCATCGATCAGCGTGAAGTTCACCTTGACCCATGCCCCGGTCGTCTCCCCCGCTGGGGCCCCGGTGAACCAGCAACCCAGGCCGGTAACGCTGCGGCCATGGGCGGAGCAGGTCAGCGTCACGGCTGCACCCACCGCTCGACTGGTGATGGTGGGCGCCTCCAGGATCTTGGCCGCCTGCCAGGCATCAAAGATGCTGCAGCACGTCACCCACTGCGCTGGCGTGCACAGCCCCGCCACAATGAAGCGCCGCGCCGTCAGGCCCTGCTCAGTTTCAGCTTCGGCATAACCGATCGGCTGCGCCTGCAGGTAGCGCAGGGTCAGTGTGCTGCCGCCATAGCTGAGCTGCAGGCTCATGGGGCCACCCTCAACGCATCCGCGCCATGGTCTGCGCCAATCTCAAGCCGGATCCATCGCCCCGCACATTGACGCCCACGTTCCACGCTTTACGCCTCAGTTCGGCTACCTCCTGACTCAGGTTTCCAACCGCCGCCGCCAGATGGGCCATTGCCGGATCGGATCCCACCCGCATCACGCCAGCGCCACCACCCAGGGCCCCGGATTCCTTCAGTCGGCTGGTCACGGCAGCGGGGATCACGGTGCCTTTTGATGGCGCCATCCAGAGGCTGTTTGCGGGTCGGTTGATCAAGCTCAGCGCCCCCGATGCCGACAGGAAGGCTTCCTGCCCCAGGCTCATCCCCCTCGGGCCGTCATTGATGCGGTAGGTCTGGCCGGCGTCCACCGGGCCACCAGTGAACCGGGCAGGGGGTAGGCCAGCGGCGCCTTTCAATGAGTTATAGAACGACCGGGCCGAGTCAGCGGCGTTGTTCATGTTAGTCGCCATTCCTGCGGTCTGGGTCCTGGCTGAGTTAGCAGCAGAAGAAGTTTCGCTCATAAGTTCATCAAGCTCAGCGCCTTTATCTCGGGCTTTAGAAAACTGATCAACATAGCCCTTGACTTTTTGGAACGTGCCATCCGCAGCCTGCTCTAGTCCTACGCCAGCGGCTTGCGCTTTAATGCTATTGCGAGCGGCTTCATCATTAGCGTCGGCAATTTTCTGCGTTATTGGCTCAATTTGAGATACAGTTTGCAGCTTGCTTTGAGCAGTGGTTAAATCAAGCCTGGCGATTTCCAAATTTTTCTCAGCCGTTGCCGTGCCAACAGCGTCTCCTGCCAGCCGGGAACCCTCAACGGCCAATGCGGCTTTTTCTACGTTTATTTTTGCTGCGCTCACCGCTTGCTCTGCTTCTACCCTTGCTTGCTGTTGCTGCAGACTAAGCAGATTAGCCTGTAATTCTTGTTGTTTTAACAATGCTTGATACTTAAAGTTAATGGCTGCAATTTCAATTTCAAAATTCTTACGCCTAACACTTGC